AGAGAATATTTAGAATCATTACCTGAAGATGAAAGAGAAACAGCAGGAATTCATACTTGTGATAAATGTTGTAGTAGCAAGCATACAATAGAATGTGAAGAGGAAGAAGATGGTTCTCTAACTCTAAACATTCCTGATGATTTAGTACAGGAGATAGTACAGTCATTTATAGAAAATGCATTGTATGAACTTGCCAAAGAAAATCAAAAGTTAAGTAAGGAGATAAAATGACACAGGAACAAGCAATGTTAACAGAAAACATACTCAGTTTTTATTGGACAGAAGAAGAAAAGCATTATGATGAAGGTGGTAAAGACCCTAAGCATATATTCAATAGCTTTCTTGGTCTACAAGCTGAATTAGATAACTTTTATCACAGAGGGATCAAAGTAATATGAGTAAAATGAAAGAGGGACCGAATGATTGGGGATTAACATATAACATTGACTGGAATAAGTCATATGAAAGGACAGTTGTGAAGACTAGAGATAATTTTGCAGTCCATCTATGCCCAGAGTGCAACATTGCTTATGAAATAGTCAAAGATGTCTATCAGAAGAAGCAAAATACGCATTATTACAAGGACTTTCCTTCTATAGGATTGCCACGTAAAACTTGTTTAGGATGCTCATAATGCCTATGCCTAATCATTGTTTGGAATGCGATAAACCCTTCTTAGGAGAACAGAAATACTGTACCAAGTGTGCTGACAGTCGTTTTTATATAAACGAGCACAATCTTATTATCGAAGAAGCAGAATTTAATACTATACAGGAGATGATAGATGAAGAGAAAGCAAAAAGAGCAGCAAACCGCAATAGATAGGTTAATTTCTGATGATATAATTCTCTCTCCAGATAGTGGAGCTGAATATCGCATTCAGAAAGATACATCTCAAAATAAACTTGAAGCAGATAATGATTGGAGAGCTGGAATAAATGCTTTCCGTTCAAGCGCAACATTAGAATTAGAGAAGATTCCGTTATTAGAAGGTCATCTTTATAATACGATGGAGTCTTTGTTACAACGGGTACTATTGCTTGAGAAAAAGGTCGAAATACTTGGGGAATAAGTGCTTATATTGTGATCGCAACAGAGAACGACGAGGAGGCTACGCGAGTCTCCTCGTTTGTACTAAATGCTTTAGGAGAATGATAAATGACAAAAAAAGACTATATAAAGATATCAAAAGTCATAAAGGAGCATACAAGAGGTGCTGATAGCGACGATGGCTATCAAGGTCATATAGCACATTATGTTTTAGTAGAGAAGCTATCAGACGTGTTCTTAAGCGATAATGATAGATTTGATGCTGATAAATTCAAGAAAGCATGTAAAGGAGACACATGATACCAGGTTCTTGCGCTCATTGTGACTCCAAAGAAGACTTAATCCCTATATGTATTCAGTGTGTACATATCAGGGCTGGCTATAAGAAAGCTTATAATATACTTATGGATTATTGGAGTTTTATTCCAGATGATGATAAATATGATGTAAGCAAAAGAATTGATGAAGCTTTAGGCTTCGAGAATGAAAAAACAACTTCTGATGAACTCAATAAGGTCACTATAGTGCCAAATAAGGCCCAAAATAGCCCCTTAAAGGACGTTTCTCATAAAGTTGATACTCCACATCCAGATACAATTAAAAACGCCTTAAAACGGCTCAGAGACACCTTTAATTACGGAATTAGAGATGAGTGATAAAGAGATTGAATTCATAGGAAATGTAGGTGTTAATGTTTTTCGTTGTGAGATGTGTAGTAATATATCTAAATTTAAGTACTTAAAACGCCCTAATGAAGCTGTGGCAGCACTATTAACTGATAGAAAGTTTATGGACATCTGCAGGAAATGTGCTAAAAGAGAAAATGGGAGCAAAAATAAACGTGGATGGGAAAGGATACATGAAAAAGAAGCCAACTAGACGCGAAATTTCAGATGTAATTGTATCAATGAATAATATATTTATGCAATTAGATAGGAGGATAAGAGGCTTAGAGTATGCAATTTCGGAATACTTTAAGTTTCAAAATACAGAGGATGATTTCGAGAAATATCTAAAGGAGAAAAAGGATGAAGAAGTCAAAGAAAGCGATGCAAAAGCTCATGGAAGAGATATTCAGACAGGTTCAGACAACAAGAGAGGAGGGTCAGAATGAGTATGCGCATGATGCAGATAATGCTTTTGCTAACTTTGAACGCATAGCAGAGCGTACTGGAACAACGAAAGAGAAGGTATTGCTAACGTATTTATTGAAACATATTGACGGTATCACCGCACACGTGAATGGCCACACTTCACAACGTGAAGACGTGCGGGGACGGATTAAAGATTGTATTGTTTACCTATGTCTATTTTGGGGCATGGTGGAATGTGCGGAGGAGCCAGACTGCCAGAAAGACAATACAAGTTTTACAACTATACCAGAATTCGAGTAGTTTATCCCTATAAAACGCTAATGTAGCGTCGTTATGAATAGGAAGGGAAGGCGTGAGTAATCGCGTCTTCCTTATTAGTTACTCAAAGTAACCGGGGGTTTTTACAGAATTCCTCTAGGACCTGGAGCTTTCATTGTTTCAGGAATATCCTCAGTAACCTGCCTATGTATTTGCCCAAGTGGGAAGCCGAACGCATTCTCCATAATTCTCATAGGATTCTCTACGAAATTGTTAGGACCAAAAGCACTACGGAATACCCGTCCCATGGGGAATAGCGTCCAAACCTGATAATCAGCAAGTTTAGAGTAGTCATCATCAAGCCAGCCTCTCAGAGCTGCAGGTCCGAGACGTAAAACAGGAGGTGTAACTAGCTGTAAAGGAGCAAGAGATGTGGGATAGGCCCCGAAGAATGCTCTATCCCGTTCTTTCTCATCTCCGAGAAGCCAACTTGAAGTATCTTGTAACCAGTTCCAAGGAGCTGGAAGCTGATTATCAAACATGGAGTACATAAATGTGTTTGCTAGCGCGAATACAAAAAGGTCGATACCCATTGTACGTTTATATTTCTCATAAGCCTCACTACCAGCTCTATATCCGTATATATTCATCTGTCTGTTTGTATCAAACCTGAAACGGGCAGCATTCCACGCCCAAAGCTGAAATCGACCCATAACCTTACCAAGGGCTGATCGTACGAATGCGGGCCTATTTGGAGCGTTATAAAGGAATTGTGTCGCCTTAACACCTCTTTTCGCCAATTCAATTAAGAATGGATGATTAGGGTCTTTAATAGCTCCCTGGAATTTCTTCCAATAGTGAACATAATGCGCCATGAATGAGTCTCTACGAAGCACTCTCTCTGGCCTACCCATAAATATGTCAGCAATCTTGTTGAATTTACTGCTTGTGAGTTTATGCTTACGATTTAATTCTCTGAGCCTGTGAAGGCTTTCTTTAGGGTCTTCAGAAATGAGTTTAGTCGCTTCTTCAATAAATTCTTTTGTTTTAGCAGACCGAAGATCAGGAGAAAGCCCAGCTTCATAAGTAAGGAACTCAGGAAGGACACCGTGATAATCAATAAACTTTTTAACATCTTCTAACGAATCCCATCGTATTGTCTCCTCTCCTATCTTGATTTCTGGTAAATTCTCTTTAAGCCACTTTGGATTACGAGCATCTTTTAAATTCTGAAAGCCTGTTGACTGTATTGTATGAGTAGTCCCTCCGAATAGATTAGCTATAATCGTTTTAGGGTGTGTCAATAGTGTAGCAAGTTCATACTTTGCTTCCAAATTAGACCAATGCCGTAATTGCTGTAATGTTATACCCTGAAGGTTTTCAGGAAGGTCTTTGTTTACGAGTCCTAAGAATTTAGCAATACCATTAACTTTCTCTCGTACTTTATTGTCAGCCCACCACGCATAAGGAGTTCCTGCAATCTTCATTTTAGGGTCATTTATCATACTATCTGGAACATTTACAGGATTTCCTATAGAATCATTAACATAGAGCTTATAAAAATTAGACCATCTCGTCATAAGGCTCTGTTTTGTATCTGGATTGTAGTCGATTTTATGCCAGCCCTTCTTTATTGCTTTCTGTTCAAATTCATGGATTAGATTACGAGACATAATTTGAGAGAATTGTTTATAATATGTATTCGTTAGGTTTCTAATATACGCTTCAGGTACTGTTGAATCAGCAGCCCATCCTGGAATATGAGAATCTCTTGAGAACATGCTTCCCATTCTTTGATTTGCGGAATACCATTTTAATATATCGCTTGTTTCACCAGCTTTTGTAGATATATTATCAAGGGTTTCATTCCATGCTTGCCACTCTAATAGCGCATCGCTACCCCATTCCCCTGTAATCTGCTTATGCTTATAAGCAAGACGCTTTAATTGAATATCCTGCTCTTCAGGTGTAAGTGTAGACTTTCTTACATAATCAATAGCCTGTAATAGAGACTTCTCTGCAACCTTCTTATCGAAAAACATATGAGGCCAATAATTCTCATGAGGTATTCGACCAGTCTCATCTATCTCTAATTTCTCTAATTTCTGTCTTGCAAGCATGCCTTTCTCGCTAGTAGGAATCATCTCAATCATCATACTCTTAGCGATCTTTCTAAGCCCATCGATACCAACGTCCATTTCGATTGGCTTACCATTCTCATAATTCTCTACCATTTCACGGATAAACTTCTTATAATCAATACGAGGATTTTTAAGGGTATCTTTATCATAATATCCCTCAATATATGGCTCTAAGGCATTCTCTTTCCCAGAGATTAGTGTATAAAAATTCTCAAATAGTCCTGTATAAACCTCATTAATCTTATCTACAATCTCTGCTCCAGTCATGGTTACACGATCTTTGCCAATGTTGACTGTAAATTTCTTATCCTTTAATTCTGCATAATTATGCTTTTTAACCGCACCTTTGTAAGCATCTTTATATATTTGTGCCTCAGCACGACGTAGGGGTTCAGCGATATATTCTTTTGACATGATATAGTCGCCAATAGGGAGCTCTCTCTCGCGTATTGCTATCTCTCTTAAAGCATCCCCTTCTGTAATGCTATCTACAAAAAGAAGGTCTATAGTAGATTTATGTATCCATTCTTCTGATTTCTTCACTGAAAAATCATTAGCACGATTAATCCAGTTCTGCATGATAGTCAGGTAGTTAGATGGCTCCATGATAGTGCCAACTTTACTCTTTCCATCTTTCGTTGTGAAGATTCCTTTCCGCTTTAATAGGATAATTTCGTCCTTCATAAGTTCCCTGGATATAGTCTCAGGGAAGAGGTAATAATAACGCTTTTGTAATTGAGGTGGCCCTTTAGACTTCCATATACGCTGCCATATAGTTCCTGTCTGCAAGTCTCTGAAGAAATTATTCATAGCCCTGAAGTCATCTGCATTCATGGCATTGATATCTTTTGATAATAAACCCCTTGCTATTTCATTAATATTCTGAGCAATTTTATTATTATATTGTTTTAAATGTCCTGTAAGCTCTGTAATGATTTTAGCCTGCTCTTTTGTTAGTGTTCCTTTTCTTAATCCCTCGAAATGAGACATATCTGCAATCTGAGAACCTTCGACTTTAGGGTCAATCTCTGGCTCACCCATAAAGCCGAATTGTTCCTGCTTTTCAACATCAATTCTCTTATTCTCACCAAGGTTCTTAGCAGCCTCTTTTTCCTTTTCAAGTTTAGAGGGTTCAGGAGCTTTCCACATTTTACCTGTTAATCGTGAAAATTCAAGCATAAATTGTTCTACAGACGTTGGGTGTACTGCTTTACTTGAGTAGCCAAGGCGTGAGAGAGATGTTCTTGATGCTTCCATAACCATAGAACGGAAGATATCTCTTGTAAGAGGATTCCATCGCTTTTCCTTTGTAAGCTTTTCTTTTAATGCTTCCAGTGCCTTTAAGCTTCCTCTATTTAATGAACCAAGCATAAGATAATCAAAGAGACTCTTTTGCTTGGGACTTAAGGCGTCCTTATATTCTCTAATTGCAATATCAATTTGAGATTGATCCATCTCAGCAGAGATATCATCACCACGCTCTAAGCCACGCATTTGCTTATACCATTCAGCATTGTTTACATTAGCATCGATATCATTAACAAGCATATCAGCAAGTTCCTGAGCAATCTTGTCTCTTTCTGTTATAGGATTGGAGAATGTACCTTTACGACGTCTATTGCGAGCCATTAAATAGCTTTGAGACTTAAGCTGTTCTACTTTCTTATGAATCTCAGGAAAAAGAGCAAATTCTTCAGGCGACATTAACGATGCCATATCAGCAACCTTACGAATAGTTATAATATCTGTCAAATCATTAACAAGGAAATCCTCTCCTGTCTCTGCTATCTCCTCCAGGACTTTTAAACGCTCATCACGTGTCTTTGCTTCCTTCATTTCCTTATTGTATTCAGGAAGTTTCTTTACAAGCTCTTTCCATTTAGCGACATTCCCTGATATAGTCTCCCTTACTGTGTGATTCCAAAGCTTATTATCATTTATCACAGCTATCTGTTCATTATAAGGAGTTTTTAGAGTAGCTCTGCCAAGGGCGTTTCTAAGGCTCTCCATGCCTTCATTGGATAAGATACCATTTGCCTGCTGATATACGAGTTTTAAAGCTTCTTTATTAGTACGAGCAAAGATATTATCACCCCAATTGACAGGCTGAAGTGTCTGAATCATTTTAGGAAGCAGAGTATTAAACTGCCTTTCTGAATAAGTATATATTGACTTCCCTTTTTCCTTTATCTCAGGAATAGACCACTTACGACCTTCTGTCCAATTCCTTCCGAAATATGCAGAGTTCATATCAAAGAAGTCTCCTACAATACCATTGCGCAATTCCCATCCTTCAAGGTCAAAGATTGATTTCATCTTCTTATCAACGACCCATTTCTTTCCAACTCTTTTTTCAATTTTTCCAACATTAAAATATGCTGTCCATAATTTCTTGAGAAACATATCTGAGCTTTTAAGCCCTAATTCATCCAATGGATCAGAAGTGAATGCTATTTCAGCTCTTGTAAGAGCTCTTTGATGCTTCTGCCATTTAGGATCGGTTTTAGCATTGTATGTGACTCTATACTCCTCCTGATCCTTTCCTCTGCCACGAGTAAATATAAACTGATCTGTTTGTGCAGCAAGTTTATCTTTCTTCGGAGTTTCTAATAGCGCAGCATAAGCAGAACGCATTACTTGAGCACTTGATACGGCTGCACTAAGCTGATTACGACCCTCTACAGCACGCTGAGATATCTCCACTCTCTGATGAGGAGACCATTGCCATGCAGTGGAGTTTTGTAATGCTGCTTCTTTTGGATTAAAGTCTGATGTTAATACATCCCTAAATGTTTTTCCCTGATCAGACCCAACTTCAACAGAAGCTCCTTTATTAGGAGTGATAGTCTTTCCATCCTCTGAAAGGTACTCATGTTTATTAGCCTTAAAGACATCCTTCCATGCTTTCTTCATTCCATGCTGTTCATCTCCGAAATATACAAAAGCTTCATCACCATCTAAATCAGCACCCCCCATTGCTCTCATAGCACGTCCATGAAGAAGTATGCCGTGTCCCTTTCTACCAGAGAATCCTTTAAACTTCAATACTTGAGCTCCTGACATTGAATCCATAGGGACTCTGACAGCAATCACTTCAAAGACATCGTCTGCTTTCGCTTTATTAGACTTAGATAATCCATCGTATGCATCCCAGAGCTTCCCAAGTGTGGTATTTTTCATACCCTGAATCGAAGTGACAACTTCCATTTCCTGGAAGCCATTATCTAAGAAGAAGATATCATCTCTTGTTTCAAGCTCTTTTAGCCTTGGATTGACTCCATCAGCATCACGCATTAAGTACTCATCATAAGGACGCATAAATGTTAATGCGCTATTAGGCATTTTAGGTCGAGTTACCTGATGTACTATCCAGTTACGCATTGTAGCCATTCTCCAGTCGCGTACATGCTTATGGAGATATATACCAAGGCCTGTGACATCTTCACCCTTATCACGTGCCTTTTTAATTACAGCCCTTCCTCTTTTCAGCATATTATCAGCAGCACCATTAAACTCTTGTAGCTCTGTTTTAGATTCCTGTGCTTCCCATGACTCTAATTCGCCCTCCATAACCATCTGATCAATAGCTTCCATTTGCTGTTTAGTAATCTTGTCATAAGCGAGTTCAGAGAATCTGTTAAAGTCAGGCCCATTCATTTTCGTCATAGCATCAAGAAGTTCTGAAACGCCTATCCTATCAACATTCTTCATAAGCTTTTTAAGCCGCGTCTCACTTGGTTTAATGAGATATTTAGCAAGCTCTTCGTTCCATTTAGTTTCACCAGCAAACCTATTCTTTATAACGGAATTATAAATATCATCTACAATCTTTCTCGTTGCAGGCTCAAAAGACGTTGGATTAAGTGATGTAAAAAGCTGCTTAACCCATACTTGATTTTTAAGCATATGTTCAGTAGCTGCAGTAGAGCCTCCTCCTCGAATATCAGAAGGATTCATAAAGTAATCTACGCCATATTTCCTGGTTCCCTTTTGTTTAGCAGCAGTATCATATACTTTAAAATGGAGCCCCTCTTTCAACATATCAGCGCTTTGTTTATCTCCAGCAGCATGAAACATAAACTTGCCCAGTAAAGCACCATGTTTAGGGTCTTTGCTGACAATAAAGGATTTATTTTGACCAGACGGCATATTGCCAAAGTCAGCATTTAACACATCAACAATATCATTCCTTACTATAATAGCTCCGTCTGTGCTCTCTTCCATACGACTATTAAGAGTATTAATATCAGAGTTTTTATCTTTAAGCTCCTCAATAAGACGATATTTGTATTTACCATCAGCAAGGTCTACAACTCTGTCTGCTGCGAAAGCATCACTATGCTTGAAGGCACTTGTCATATAAATCTGTAGACGCTTATTATAAGCAGTAGCACCCTTAATAAAGCCCTTTCCAGAGAGCTTCTTAATATTAGCTGGTGTAGCTTCAAGGCCATTTAAAGCAAGATCATAGCGAATATTGGAAGCATAGGCCCTCCTAAAGACTTCTCTGGCTTCTTTACGAGTCATTTGTCCATTACGAGGTTTAAGCATGCCATATTTATTAGCATACGCTGTTTCAGCTAAATCATACTCTTTTGAAAATTTATTTCCCAGTAACGTCTTAATTTTCGGAATCTGGATGCTGTCTGTATCAGGATGAAATTTAACAAAGTATATCCTATCCTTATCACCTGACCCCCCGAATGCATACATGTTATTTTCTCTCGCTGTGTATCCAAATATACGGCTTAATACTCTACCCCAGGCTGCTTCAGAGAGAGCCTTTTTAAGTTTAGGGCTACCTTTTTGTCTCTTAGGTAGGTGATTGGTACGATAACGGCTCAAATTTAGGTCTTTATTACCATTCTTCGCTTTAACCGTTATATGATCCATAATAATCATAGCTGCTTCCTGTGGATCACCTCCAGCTTCACGAAATGCTTCTTCAATCAGCTTAATAGGCTCCACCATATTCTTTGGTGTACCAGATTTGGTATATGGAGTGTGTGCAGGCATAAGCCCTATATCAACAACATTTCCTTTTTCAGTAGCAGAGAAGAACCTCACAGGCTCTCCAAGGTTCCTTCTTGTCATCCATTTGCGCATCTCTCCACGCGCTTCAGGGCTAAGCTCATAACCAAGCTCTTCTGAGACGGATTTAGCCCATTTCTCAGACCGATTAACTTCACTGCCCCTATTAAGATAAGTTTTAATACTCTCTTGTAATGAATTGGCTAAATCAGCTTTAATTCCAGGCTGAAGCTCAACCTTGGCTCCCTGCCAAGCATCTTTCATGTGATTATTTACAAAGTTGACAGACTGTCTGCCTATATATCTCCGTAAGCGATTCCCTATATCCTGCCCTTCATTCTCTAATTCTGGAGAGCCTTCAATATCTCGGAATAGCTCTTGCTGTTCTCCAGGTTGCTTGCTTTTAACTTCAGCAACGGTTTCTTCGCTTTCAATCTTTGGGTCAGCAGTAAGAGGCTTATCTTCTTTTGGCTTATTGATATTATCTACAAGAAGCTCTCTAATAGCCTCATATCCTCTAGTTCCCTTTACAACCTCCCTGGAGCCAATACCAGCGTATCTTGATGTTAGTTTGGGTATTCCATCCATAGGAACGAAATGATTAGCACTATAATCATATTTAAACCACTGATCGTTAAGCTCTGAGAAGACATGAGTAGGCTTCCGCATATTAATAGCCATTTGAACGCCCCATGCGGTACCACCTTTAACAGAACGTGCACCTTTTTCTATAGGAGCAACTGCATAAACACCGTTTGCATATCTTATTACATGAAAGGTTCTTCGGAAAAGGTCAAGAGTATATTTAGGTAGTTTGCTAATATCTCTATCAAGAGACATTTGAGCGAGGGTTAAAGCTTCATTAGCATCACTAAGCTCTCTTTCTGAGAGAGTCCTCTTTTTGCCCTTTAAGCTTTTAGGCGTACTCTGCTTCTTAAATACATAATGAACAAAAGGAACTCCCAACTCATTGGATATTTCTGCAAAGGCAGCATCAGCACCCTTAGTAGCACCTGATATACCATGATGAAGTGTTGGATGAGGCTCCTCAAGGAGCTGCTCTTCCCCATCCTTAAATTTACCAGTAGTTTTAAATCCAGATGGAGCTTCTTCAAGCATTTCAGGAATCTTATCTTCAAGTCCAAGCTCTTTAACAAATTCCCACTGCATAGCACGTTGCTGTGAAGTAGTGCCCTTTGTCTCATCTATTTGCTTACGAACAATATTCTGTACTTCGGTAGCAGTCTCAGCCCATTCAGGCATTAATTCAGGATCAAACTTGACAGCAAACTCAGCATCCTTAGATGCTTTCTTCTCCATTTTCTTTATGAATTTATGGGCACCCTGCTTTGTCCATGGAAGCTCTTTACCACCGAAATATGCTCCCATAAGGTAATCATATACTTGTTCTGGAGTAGTAGCCCCTCTCATAGTAGATGGAAGCCCTTGAAGAAGTGAGCCTGAGAGCGCCTTAATAGCCGTTCCAGCAGCTTTGCTGTCGGTCTTAACAAGGTTCCCGATAGTCCTAAACGCTCCACCAAAAGCAGCACCATGTACGAAAGAATCCATCATAACATTAACACCTTCCTGCCATGAAGATACTGCTGATGCAACCCCTAAGTGGAATGCACCCTCTGCTACATGCGCTATAGGGCCTGAAATAGCCGTTTTAGCAGCAAGTTGTGCTGCACCCGCCTGTGCCCTTGATGCGGTCTTTAAAGCGGGGGATATGAGCTTCCTAGCGCGTTTTGTAGCCGCATTAGCCGCAAGCATAGGAACTGAGTATTCACCTACAGCAGCTGTTTTACGTGCAGCATTAAGAAGCATCCGTGACTTAGTAGCTAATCCAGCAGCACGAAGAGGTCCTGATAATATCCCAGGAGCAAATCCTGCTAAATGTCCTATATTACGAGCTACAGCTTCAAATTCATTATCAGGAGCGTCACCTGAGCGTAGAGTGGTGAAGCCCTGGAAGAAGCCGTATCCAGCCTGTTTAACTGCATCTAATAAAGAAAAATCCCCTGTATAAAAGGGTACTTGGTATGCTTCAGCATGAGCTTGAAGTTCGCCCTGCTGTTCTTCAGTAAGGAGATGAGCCCTTCCTTTATATTGCTCTAAATAACTCCTTGTCTGCTCTTCGGTAAATCTTGGTTGCCATCCTTCGGGTACTGGCATTTAATCTCCTAACGCTGATTGTAACTCTTCATCTCCTGAGAATAATTTCGCTATATCATAAGCTGTCCAAGTAGCTCCTGCTAGACCTAATGCTGTAGAGACACCTTCTGGCAATGCTATACCGGCAGCACTCAATCCAAGCTTAGTCGCAATGGCTGGATATTTCTTCTTTAATATGCCCATAACGCTCTTCATAACTTTAGGGTCTTTAAGTTTTTTCATTATCTGCCATGTTCCAATACCACCAGTAACCTGACCTAAAGTTTCACTACCAAGTGCCTCTCCAGCTGCTCCCCCGAGATTGATACCTAGCATGTAGGGTAGCGCTTGCTTTCCAGCTTTAGATGCTTTTCCCGTAATCTTACTAAGTGTTGTGCCTTTTTTCGCAGTTTTTCTAGCCAATTCGTCGGCCTGTGCCAGAATACTCTTCTTTGTAACCTTTCCATATTTTTTAGTCCACTCTTTATTTGTTAATCCACCATCTCTAACATGTGCTGCATCTGATTTAACAAGCTTTTTAGCTTCATCAGTTAAATTAGCTAATTGACGCTTATGTAATACTGCTCCAGTAATAGCTCCTCCGCCTACTACAAGATTCGTTCCCCTTAATTTGCCTGTATAAGGATCAATAAATATACTTGCACCCCTTTCTAAAAGCCCTGGAGATTGCGCTTTAGGGCTATAAGAGAAGCTCCTAAGAGTGGTTTTACCATCAGGAGCTACTACCTGCTCCATTCCCCCTCCTCCTAATTGCATATAGTTTTGATATAATTGGTTAGCATTATAAGTCTTATTCATATAGTCATTGATATCATCTTCATCCCACATGGGTCTGGCAGCCTTAACCCTTGCTCTTAAGCTTTCAAACATTCCAATCTTTTGGTTAAGGTTCTTAATAGCGCTTATTTTATATTGATCTTGAAATACGGTAAAATCAGCCCCCATATCATCAGAATTCTGACCCTTCTTATATTTATCCCATGCACTCTGCATATCAGGTAGCGATTCGCCAAAAGAGGCTGTCGGATTAGTTAAAAGTGATTCTGTATTAAAAGCTTCACTAACGCTACTCATTCTATTTATAGAGCGCTGTGCTTTTTCATATAAGCCTTTTTGATAATCAACTGCTGCTTGTTGCATATCAAGTTGCCTGTCAGCACGCTCGCTTGCAGCTCGAGAATTTTTCATATCTTGAAACTGTTGAAAATAGCCCATTATCTCATCAGGTCCAAAATCTGAACTAGTATCAATTACCATATTAGGGTTAGTATATATTTTTGCTCCCATGCTTTCTCCTATGAGTTAATAGCTGTGTCCCAGGACACCATATTATTCCAAAACTCCTGGTTATATTCTTCTTGTAAATCAGCTGTGCCGCTAGCTAAATCATCTACAGCCTGTTCTGTATCAATTTTCTGTTCTTTCATCTGCATTTCCCTATCTGTTGTACCGGCATTAACAGACCGTTCAGCTTCTTCTATAGCTTGCTTCTTCTCAAAATCTGCTGCAAAATCTCCTGAACCAGCAAATCCAGCTTGGGATGTTTTTTGTTGAGATTGGGTTAGCATACCAAATAGTCCGCTTGACATCTGAGAGCCAACAGCTTTCTGATTCATAATATCTTGCGTAAAGGCTTTATCTTCCTGTAGCCCAAGCCTTTCAATATCTCTAGAATAATTATCTTTTAACTCGTCTTGGCCCCTAGTATCATATGGATCAAGATAATCCATTATATCGTTTGCATTAGATTCAGTCTGTTTTTCACCTGCCGCGGTACTCATAGCGGCAATATTTTCGTCTGAAAATAATCCCTTATTTGCCATTCCAAGGCCCCTATTTGCCATTCCAAGGCCCCTTTTCGCAAATTCCAAACTTTTTTGCTTATTTGCGGCTGCATCTTCTGGTGTGGTAACTAAACCAGATTGTTGTGTCACGAAATTCTCAAATTCAGGGTTTAAGCCTGAAGCCCATCCTCCTGATTTAATTTTTTCAGTATCATCTACGTTTTCATCAGCTGTCCAAATACCAGCTATATTCTCCTGCTCGTATTTACGTCTAAATTTTTCAAACTGTGTGTGTCTAGCCTTGGCCTCTGCCTTTGCTCTATCACGAGCTCTGGATTTTTTAGTTTGCCATATACCCCACTTACCTTGCGATGGGCGCCATGTTCCATATTCCCGAAGTCCAGTCTTAGGATTAGTAGTACCACTACCTATACTTTGTACCCAAGCTTCTCCAAGAGGACCAAGAGCATCAATAGCATTGGCTTCAGTAGTATTTACATGGGCTACCTCTCCGCCCACTCTACGTAACTCACTGTCACCTCTACGACCCTTACGAGCTACACTCCTTACACCAGCACCTTGCTTAATATCGGTCCCTGGGATATGACTCCCAGATGGCGGGTTTCCTCGTTCATTATCGTTTGAGGAACGCGTTCTTGGACCAGAAGGATTGGAATGTAGACTTCCACGTAATTGATTTGCTAATAATAATAAGTTAACTGCCATTATCTATAATCCCTTACCATATTAGGGTTAGTATATATTTTTGCTCCCATTTCATCTTTATATTTTCCTAAAGAAGGGCTCCATTCTCTACCGTCCTCACTCATTTCCCAATCACCAGGATCATCTAAGCCAGGAAGATTTATACCAAAGGCACCCATATCTAGTAAACTTGATGGGATAGTTTCACCGCCCATTACATTTCCAGATAGACCTTCAGGCAGTCCTCCTTTATCTATTCCTGCTACAATATCTGTAATATCAAAACCACCTGCACCACCTCCAGCACTTGGAGCAGCTCCACCTAAAATATCTCCAACCATTCCCTTGGTTTGAGCCTTTGGTGCTAATCCTAAATAACCTTCTGCCCCACCTTTTAGCCCACCTAAAAAGCCGGCACCACCTGCAGAGCCAGCCTTAAATCCAGCACCTAACTTTTGCATTTGTCCGGCTCCCATAAAACTACTTAATGCAGCTTTACCTACATTACTAAATTCTTGTGACGCTATTTGGCTAGTAATATTACCGCGAGTTTTCTTTCTAAACTTGCCGCTTAACAAGTCTTCTTGACTAACCCCTGAAGTAGCGCCTCCTACCTTACTACCTAGCAAAGCTCCTGCGCCACTTGCGGCAGCCAATAACAAGGGAGAAGCTGCCCCACCTGTAATAACAGTTAAAGCTAAAGCACCAAGTAATCCACCTATTCCAGCACCACCAGATTTAGCAGAAGCATATCGTGATGATTTTCTTGCAAGAGCGGAATCTTCATTCTGTACATCTCTTTCGAGAAGATTCATTCCACCTGCGCCTGTTTTAATTCCCATAATTTATTCCTTTATAATTGAACATTCTTTGAATCACTCGCATTAACATCTCTTTGTAGTAACATTGACTGTAATGACATCTTAATACTCCTATTTTTTAATCCCTATATAACCACCATGTATATCATCATAAGAAGAACCTCGCACGCCAGCAACAACGACTACTATATAGTTTGACTCATTGCCTATAAAGGTAGTATCAAATACACCTTCTACTCCAAATGCTACAGGAGACATTAATGGAACAAACGAACTATCATCATAATTAGAACTAAACGCTTTCCATTCACGATTAGGAGACCCTCCAGAGCTTCCATATATTTTAGCCTTATATGCTTTATACCCAACAGGAAGAACTACATTAGCTACCATATCTACCTCATCTGTTATTGACCCTGAATGGGTTGCCAACGCATTAGGATAATATGCATCATAAGCAGAGTTGCTCGATTTAAAAGCTAATGGCAATACTTTTACTCTCGTAGAGCTTCCATGCCATCCATCACTTTTTTGCTCACTATCAATAGAAAACCACCTTCCATCACTTTTAGTATATAATTTAGCACCGACAACTATTTGGTCTCCGTCATCACCATCACTACTTAAAGGAGGTTGTAATTGAGTAATAACTTTATTACCCTTTTGATGCGATAATCTTCTGCTATCTCTATCCATTACTTAATACCCTTAGTCCTGTAAATGAATGATATATCATTAATCATAAAATTTGTAGCACAAGAGCCAGTTAAGTGCAACTGGCAAGAGTAAATACTCTTCGCCTCATCAGAATCATCTGGCTTTAGTTCTAACCTAGTCCACTCTGTTACATTGCCAAATCCAGAACCATCAAATCCATAATTAGCTGTTCCACCATTGGTATGATAATTTTCAGTAATATTAGTACCATCACCCTTATAGGTAACATAAATCTTATATAACTTCTTCCTTACTGCTGGCTCACCAAAGTCAATATCCTTTGTTTTAATAACAATAGCAGGGGCTCCACTAAAAGGCGTATCAGCCCATTTATCTATTGTTCCACTACCGTCATGTATTAAAAGGCTACCATCTACAGGGTCATTAATAAAGTTAGAACCCGTACTTCCACTTGCCACCATATTTGCTGAAAAAGTCCAGCTTTTAGTTACCATATCATAAACATAAGCATCATTGCCTGTTGTTCCTTGTAATACGACAAGTTGCCGCTTAAAGGGATTAAAGCCTATACGGTGATAATTATCTGTTCCAATAAAGGTGCTCCAAGTTGATTGATTAATCTTACGCATACCTTGGTCTTCAAGTAGGTCAGTCACTGCTTGGCCATCATACATATAACATCCATTTTGATTAGCCCAGGCAACTCCATAATCCGTTCTACAAGCAGCTCCTGGATTGGTAATACCTTTAAATTTATGCTCTGCCTCTAAATATTCAGCACTACCAGATACATTAATTATATAGCAAGTATTCTTCTTAAACTGTAGTATTCTATCAGCATATTCAACCAGGGCCACAATATCATCGCCATCATGAATAGCCACATCAATATTATTAATACTAGGAAACTTGTCAAACTGATTAACTGGAGATTTGAGCATTCTATCTGCATGTATCTTGCCATCTTGTTTGATATTGCCTAAATATACCCTACGATTAGCTACTACTGCAGTTTTATAAGAATCTACTTTTATTATATCTGTTGAAGTATGGGCATTTAATACATCATATTGAAAGTATCTTGGAGGATTAGTCCATAAACTTCCTTCCGCTGTCATTGCAGTGCCATGCCTTACTCCGCCATGAGTATCAGTAGCAGGGTCTGCCCATGGTCCATATCCACTAGTACCACCTCCCGCACCATCAATCCCAACTAATTTTATACCTTCATCAAATTTAGCATCCATCATTTGCCATAATGTAGTATAACCGTCCTCATTAGATGCCCAATATATACGACAGCCAGTTATACGTTGATTACCGATACCAGTAGTAGCTGTTGTGAAAGCACCGAAGTTATAAGTAGATTCATATACACTAAAAACAGGCAAAAAGTATACTGCAACATTTTCTCCATAAATATCAGAAGTACTATCTCCATTAGAAAAAGGAAGTTCTGTTTCTATTGTTTTACCCTCAAAAGTCACACCACCGGCAATATCCTTTGTTTTAAACATACGGAATAGTTGTGGCAAACTTTCCTGAGTATGGTCATCATACATAGTGGTAATAAAAAACTGATATCTTGTATCAGTGGTCGGCATCCATTTTCCAGTACCATTTCCTCCACTAGCCTCGGCAAATTCCAGTACTGCTCCCCATTTATGGTCTGACGTAGCTGAAGATGCGCCAGTAGTTCCAGTATAAGAAGCCGTATTTGAATCAGTAGTAGTACAAAGTGCCTGTCCAGTTAAACTATATGCAACATCGGTACCAATAGACCAATCAGATTCAGCTTCTAATGCATATGCAGTATTAAGCATAGTAGCATTTTTACATACATCTACATCATTAAAGGAAAAAGTTGGAAAACATCCTGCTATCTCAGCATTGGTTTTATACCAACCTTCGGTAATTTCTACATCTGCTCCAGGAGCTGTAGACAAATATGTCTTAGCCTCAATAAATCCTTTCCATATAGGAATAGTACCTCCAGCATGGTCAGCCTCTGCTATTCTAAGAGCTCCATCAACATAATACATACTTGCTTCATTCATAGTACAAGCTATATTACCAGATTCACCATCATCTCCTATGCCTGTAACTTGATTACCATTCTCTACTAAATAATATGTTGTACCAACATTATCTAAGCCACCATCAAGCAATCCTGTATGGTCAGTAGTACACGCAAATAGGCCCCTACCTGCCCCTGTAAGGTCGCCTGATAGACCACCTTTAAGAAGAGTCTGAACATCACCAAGCACTATAATCTTCCCCATTTCATCAACAGCAACATTCTGCAAATCAGCAAACTGATTATCCCCTATATCTCTAGGGTCAGCATCATTGTTTATGCCACCATCAAAACGGAGTATCTTATAAGTACGTTTAGCCATCAGCCCCTAAGCTGGCCCTGATTAAACAATTTGCTAAGCCAAGATTTAGAAGAACCACCAGACATATTATTTCCTTCGCCCCAAGGATCAACAGGCCCCGCAGGATTTGTTCTAGGATCATAATCGAAAGATTCTTCTACACTCTCCCCTGAATAGTCAGTATCATAGTCCAAACTCTCTTCGCTATCACCTCTTTGTAAACTTCTTAATGCAGACAAGGTCTTTCCGCCAAGCATCGCATCTTCTTTAAGTTCATTACCTTCTGAGTCTGTTATACCAAGAGAGTTCATCATTTTTTGCAATTTTAAGACACCCTTGCTATCTTCAGGATTAAATTCTTTAGCAAACTTCCTTGTACGATCCATAACAGATTTGCCCGTTAGGCCCATTATAAGGTCTTTTGCCCTTCCGCCTAATACGCCTTCAGCACCACCCTGGAAAAGACCCTTATCGTCTTTCATAGAGGCACCTAAAGCTCCAAATAGATTTTTTATTCCCCATGCCATTTTATTTTACTCCTTTTATTAATTCGCCCCATATTACCGCCTGTCCTCCTACAATCTTAATTGGAGTAACACAAAAGTTACCACCCTTGTAGAAGTCTATTATTGCGAAAGCATGAGCCCATTGATGAGGGCGTCCTTTAAGCCACTCGTTCTTTTCGCTGGACATATCCTTTAGACAGCCTATGCTCCACGCCTCTATCGGCCCATTAAAGCTGGTTAGTGACATCATCTGAAGATTATGCCAGTGACCATACATTATTGAGCCTCCAAGTTTACGAAGATGATTAGCAGTATGATATTGACCTCCAAAGTGATGTCCATGATAAAACGCCATTTTGCCCACTTTAACGTACTTTCCTGCCTTATGGTAGGTATAACCTCGATCTTTAAGAGAAAGTGCGTTAGAGAGGCTATATTGGGCCAAATACGGGTGTTCTGCAACGAATCGCTCTAGCCATTCATCATGATTGCCTGCGCAGAAGTGCTTTATCTTGCATCCTGCCTTATCAAGAGATTCATCAATATCGTCTAACATGTCATTTACAGCTAAAACGTCAGCATCAACGTCCTTAACGATATACTCCAGAGGTGGTTTCTTTCTATTCTTCCACTTCCAGTGAGATACGCTACCCCACTCACCACAATCACCAAGTTCAATGTATATCTCTGGTTTTACAAGCTCTATTGCTTGCTTAACAACGGATATCGCCTTCCTGTCATGCAAAGGTGCATGTTTATCAGGTGTGACGATAGCACGTTTTATAACGCCATCATCTTTCATTTCAAAAAACTCCTAGTTTGCTTCGTTATTGGAAGATTGTGACCAGTCGCTTGGATTAATCCATGTTCCTCGTAGCACTTCAAGCATATCTTCTGTTTTGCATCTGCCAAAACGTAGATAAAGCTTACTACAATAATCACACTCCCAAAGAAGCGTTCCTTGATATGCGCCAAGTATCTCTAATCCCGTGATGTGATGCGAACCACATTCTGAACATTGTACTGGTGCATGTTCGAATCGTGCTGGCGATTGTATCCCCAGCGCCTTTAATATCTCGCCCCTTTTTACAGTGCGATCAATTAGGTTGTCAAATAAGACTGTTCTAGACTCGTCGCCCTCTAGAGCGTTTCGAGCAATTCCTTCACCTTTTCCCATATCTTATCGTCCTTTTCTGACTTAGAGGCCTTGATGGCATAGTCTCCCACTAATAGTAAGACCTTTTTAAGACCCTTCTTTACAATTAATTTGCCTAATAGTATCTTAAGCATCTTTTCCAATTATCTTAAAGATTACCTTCTTTATTGCTGTCCATATTAAATCATCCCATTCCGTTGGACTTAATGCAACAATCTTATCGATTGCAAGGATAGCTATTAGTACATATTCCCAATTGGCTAATAATAATTCAATCATTTTAGCTCCTTGTAAATTTTAATTAGCATATATATTAAAGTTGCTATAGCTCCTAATGCGCTAAAAAATGGAGGAGCCCAATCTATCCAACCTAAAGTAGAGCCTGCTATCCCTATTCCTGCTGTTTTTAATGTATCACCCATCATTAGTCTCCCTTGTCCAAGGCGAAGAAATCGCCCATTTTCCAGTTGTAATTTCATTCCAGACGAATGTAGTGTCGTCCCAATTATTAAGTCCTCCTAAAACAGTATCTACAATTGTATCAAGCTCTTTCTCCTGACCCCAAGCTATTACACTAAGGTCTGTTTCCTGCGTCCAAGCCACTAGAAGTCTGTAGGCCTTATAACTACTGAACCCGAAGATATATAATTAGCTCTTGCATTTTTCTTACCATCACGGACAAGAGCTTGGTACTTTCCTTCAAATATCTGAGATGCCTGTGGATTGAACTCTTCTACTCCCGCCTTTAAATAAGCATCAGATATTACCTTATAAACAAGGGCATCATGAAATTGATTTGGTATTCCGGAAACTTCTGTTAAATCTGTTGTAAAATCAGTTGCTTGAGCTATAGCATATATACGTATTTCTTTTACTTCGGAAATAGACTGATAATCAGAAGTTTTACCCTCCCTTGTAACGTTATTTGTTGCTTTTTCTACTATAGCAAGCCTATCATTGCTAATATACCAATATCTTTCGTCTGAAGTGGTAGAAGGAGCGCCAAGTCCGCTAGCCCCATCAAATTCATCATCATCAATAATTGGATTACCAATAAGTCTCGATATATCAACATCGTTAATTTGCACCCTAGTAATCTTCAGGATTTGAGAATCAAGTGTATAATAACGCTTTCCAGCGGCAGAAGTCTGAGTATAAGTGGTTTTAATAAGCTCCGTCTTAGCACAATAATCATCTTGTGCGCGATTAAGAGCGAGACGTATTTCAGTCTCGCCCATCGCAGAATGATGCTGTTGAATTAGCTCAATCAGTTGCTTCTGAGTCATTTGATATTCCTATTTTAAGCAGTAGATCATCTTTAGTATCTCCAGAGTTATACTCTATAGAGCTGTTATCCATATACGCTTTTAACTGCTCTTTTGTCCATCCGCCTGATGGTTCTCCTCCTGGGAAGCTTCCTGAGCTATCATCTCCTCCACTTCCTTCTTCGGAATCATCTGAAGCATCACTTCCAGAGCTCCCTGAGCCTTGGTTGCCATCGTCTGATGATGGTTCGCTAGACGCTGATTCTCCGCCACTTGAGCTTGAAGAGTCACTGCTACTTCCTTCAGCTCCTCCACTGTCTTCCCCTGCGGATTCGCTAGAGGGCTCTCCTGCGTTGTTGTTTCCTTGGTTTCCTTGGTCATTGTTACTGTCTCCCGTTTGGTTATTGTTTTCTAAGGCTGTTACCTTAGCTGATAATTCTTGTATTGCTTTTACTAGCATAGCCACTATTGGCTCATATCTAATCATTTTTAAGTCTGTATAATCAGTACCATTCTTTCTGATAGCCCTTTTCTTTATGATTTTGGGAAATACTGTTTCTATTTCATCAGCAATAAAACCAATACGTTTTGCTTCAGCTGCATCCTTGCCTTTATAATTAAAGTTTCTAACTTTTAGCTTATTTATATCTTCAAGTTTTGCACTTGCATCTACTATATTTTCCTTCAATCTTACATCTGAAATGTGGTCTGTTTCGTCTGCATGGATACCACCGTCACTATATACAGCAAAGTTGTCACTGTCGTTATCTTGATAAAGAATTGCCCTATCATCAGTAATTGTATCATTTGTAAAGTCGCCTCCAGAAAACATGATTAAGATACCTTCTGGATTAACACCATCTACATTTTGAAACTTTGCAGCAAACTCATTACCTGTAGAAGTAACAACGTCAAGTGGATAGGATGGTGCATTCGTCCCAATACCGACATTGCCATCTTGAAGAATTGTGAGCACCTCATCAGAACCATCATTTATAAGTTGTAAAACATTGACACCTCCACTAGCATGCCCTGCTGTATCATTTATAAGCTTCCATTCTGCGTCACCATTTGCCCCTAACTGAAGGGAAGCATTCTGTCCATTTGCAGCATCTATAAAAACATTGCAGGAAGCAGAAGCAGCAGAAGAAACTTCTAAATTCTCAGCAGGTGAATCAGTCCCAATACCGACCTTGCCATCATATTGCTGAAACAATCCTGTATTTGAACTACCATCATAAGTTTTAAACCTTAAATCTGTGTTAGCCCCACTAGCTGCAGTATTTCTTTCAGCTATTATTGAAGCAGTTTCGCCCGTACCCTGTCCACATGGGTGGAAACCTATTTTGCATCCTGCACCATTTTCAACTACTGCATCATTACCTATAGAAAAGCAAAGTTCAACAGCTCCAGCATCTGAACCATGAGCTTGTAAAATATCAGAAGCACCACTATGCATAGTTAATGAATCATTCCTAACATCCAATAAAGCTTCTGGTGCAGTAATCCCAATACCGACATTGCCAGCACTATCAATAACTAATCTATCGTCAACCCCATCTGTCCTAATGGAGAAATGGTTATCACTATGGTCGTATACGAGTGCTCCAGCGTTTGCAGCCGAATCTCTAAAAAGTATCATAATAACCCCAGTATCAGTATCCTCCAATCGTATGCTTGGATTAGCAGATTTTATGTGCAATTGATTGTCTGGTGAAGTAGTCCCAATACCGACATTGCCAGCACCGTTATATCCAACAGTCATAATTGCAGTACCATCATTCTTAAAATCAACACAATTACCAGATCCATCATTATTTACAACTAATGCATTTTGGTTATCAAGGGCGTTCGAGTTATTAAAATAAACCATTGCAGCATTAGTACTTCCTTCTGCCAAATCTCTTTCAACTCTTAATGTAGAACCCGTGGTTGTGCCAACTGCTGAAACATCTAACCTAGCTGCTGGCGAATCAGTCCCAATACCGACTCTATCCTGACTTATTGCAAGAGCAGAATCAGTATCTGCGCTATCCTGTATGTATGAAGCATTTACACCTGCTCCCATTGTATCACTATTCATTCTCAATAATTTTAAGAATGTGCTTGCTATTGTACTTCCGCTTAATGCCATTTCAGTTTCTCCTTATTAAGGCGTTATTTCTTTGCTATTATATATTCTGCAGTAGTAGCCGTACCTACTGCCTTCATGTAAACTTGGTCACAGTTAAAATCTGCATGACCTCCACCACGAAAATACACACTTCCTCCTGGTGGTACTAAGATAAAGTAATCATTATCACCATCAACTGCTACACTTAAATCATAATCACCTGTATTCTTGATATAACAGAATGACAGATCATTTCCATCGTCTGAAAGTCGTACTCCAGAACTTGTTCCAACTGATGCTGCTCCATTCCAATATTCCTCAACATCTTCCCATCTATTACCACTTACATCTGTGGCGTCAGCCCAATCTTCCCAATGCATCTGAGAATGAGCCATAGAGGTCCATGAATCACTCCACTGTGTTGCATTTAAATCAGTGCAAGTTCCCTTGCCGCCTAATGTTTTAGCCACAGCATCTCCACTAGTATCTTGTCTTAATATTGTCCATTTCTGCAAGGTACTTTCTTCCATATCAGCAGCTTCTTGTGGGATGAGATGTGTGCCAAATATTATTCTTCTATCATCAGCCATATTATGTACCTACCATATATTCAATTGTTGAATCTTCACCGCTAGCACACTTAACCTTAACAACAGCAGAAGTATGAATCTTAGATGCAAAGCATTCCCCACTACCTAATAAAATATAATATTTAGTATTATCAATAGTAATGAGGACTTCATCTCCACTCCCACCTCCAGTATTCTTAATAAAAATAAAATCATCGCTTGAGGTTAAAGCTGAGGATGCTGAATCTGTTACTGCAAGATTGCTAACATAAGCCTTTGTACCATCTACAGTGACACTTGCTACACCAGTCATTTTACGACCACAATCACTATCTAAATACCATCTTGAACCTGTGGTAAAATTTACCTGTTCCTGTGGTGTGCAATGATTTTTATATACCATTTTATATGTTGCTGCCATATTATGCCTCCGCTTGTTGTTGTTGTTGTGGAGCTGCTATCATGAATGCTTTCTCATATTCCATCTTTAAGCGACCATATTGGTCCTGTAGCCACTGATAGCCAACACCTTCAGTTTGCAGGTCAGCTTGATATTTTTGTAGTTTAGAAGCTGAATCTGCTTGATATACAGCTAAATCAGCACCATAATGTTGTAATTCTGTACTATATTTAGCCAGTTTATTCTGCTCCGTCTGTGTGAGTCCCTGCATATCGGTAGTCGCTTTTTGCAAATAAAACTGATATTTCTTAACTGCAGCATCATAGTCTGCTATTGCGGCCTGAACAGTTGCTGCCTTATTGGTAATGTCTACCTGTGTTTCACTATCACCATTCTTAACTGCTATCTGTATATCAGCTTGATACTCTGCTAACTGTTTCTGAACATCAGCCTGAAATGCAGCATTATCTTCGTTGAACTCTCCCAGTGAATCCTGCTGTTCAGCCTGATATCTGGCAAACCTATTACTCTGCTCCCCTTGCCATGTCTGTAAAGCCTTTTGTAGGTTCTGAGTATACTGTGTTACCTCACTATTGACCTCAGCCTGGTAATTCTGCAACTCTGCAGTATATTTACCTAAGATTTGTTGATATTCTTGTGATTCTTGCTGAAGAACCTGTGCCTTATTCTGAACATCAACATCGGTACTTTTATTCATTTTAGCGATATCTGCTTGAACCTGAGATTGCAATTCTGCCATATCTTTTTGCAATACAGCCTGATAAACAATATTATCCTCATTAAATTCATTAAGGGAATCTTGTTGTTCAGCCTGGTATCTAGCTATTCTATTTGTCTGTTCACCTTGCCATGTTTGTATAGCTTTTTGTATATTTTGTGTATATTCAGCAGTTTCAATAGCAGCTTCCTGTTGATATACCGATACTTCAGCTTGATATTTCTGTAAATTAGCACTATATTCCTGTACTGTATCAGCAACTTCTGCCTGATATAATGCTACTTCAGCTTGAAATGCCTGGAGTTCTAAAGTATAGTCCTGTATATTTGCTTGCAATGTCATATCTCCAGCTTGCTTAGCTTCATCTACATCAGCTGAAAACTTTGCTATTATAGTACTTGTGCTAGCTTGGTATATAGCACTTTCCTTATTAAATTCATTTAATTCATTTTGAACATTAAGACCAATTACTTGCATTTCAGCTGATACCTTAGCCTGGTAAACAGCAAGTTCAGCCTGATAACTAGATATTTTAGACTGATTGTCCTGTATTATTTCCTGCATCTCGTTTGTTGCATTCTGTAGTTCACGCTCTAATTGCTTATCTTTATCTCTAACTGCAACTTGCAAGTCGGCTTGGCCCTGCTGTAATGCGGCCTGATTTGCTATATCAGCAGTTTTCATATTATCCGCTGTTTCCATTTGATACTGCTGGATAGCATTAGCCTGTTCTG